GGTTATCAGGATGATTCCCGCGATGGCGATCCTCCTGCAACTGATCCACCCGAAACCCCTACAGTTCCACCGGTAGTTGATCAGCTTCCGGTTGAGCCAGAACGTGATGTCGAGGCTCCTGTGACGGTTCCGGTAAAAAAAGATCGTGTTTCGGAACTGTTATGCAAAGCGGAAATTGTTGCTCCATCAACAAATTAACTATCATTCCAAAGGAGGAATAAATAACATGAAAACTCTTACGCAGTACAAACAGGATATCGCCAATCTTATGAAAAAGGTTGCGGATATTGATGCGAAGGCAACGGCTGAGAACCGTGATCCTATCGCAAGTGAAGTTTCCTTGAAGAACGAGATGCTGGATGAGGTTGAATCCATCCGTCAGCAGGTGGTTACTCTTGAACGGCAGGACAGGATTGCGGCAGGCTTGACGGCTACCGATGTTCCGATGACTGTGCCCAAGAATCGCAAAGAAGCTGATCCTCCCCGTCAGGATAAGGAGAAATTTGCATCCTTCGGTCAGCAGCTTGCGGCGGTGATGCAGGCGGGTGTTCCTGGTGGGCGTGTCGATCCTCGCCTTTACAATGCTGCGGCTTCCGGTCTTAATGAAACCGTTGGCAGCGATGGTGGATTTCTTGTGCAGCAGGATTTTGCACAGGAACTTTTACAGGATGTAATCCAGACGGGCATTCTTTCGTCTCGTGTTGGTCGGCGGATTCCGATTTCCGGTAATGCCAATGGTACTAAGATCAACGGGATTGATGAAACTTCCCGCGTATCTACTCGTTCCGGTGGCATCTTGGCTTATTGGGCATCCGAGGCTGAAGAGAAAACGAAGTCTCGCCCCAAATTCCGGGAAATCGAACTCAATCTCAAGAAACTTATCGGCCTGTGCTATGCAACCGATGAGATGTTGGCTGATGCGGGGCAACTTGAGGCGGTTATTAGGGAAGGGTTTACCAGTGAATTCGGGTTCCAGGTTGATGAGGCCATGATTAACGGGACAGGAGCGGGACAGCCTCTTGGAATTCTGAATTCCGGATGTCTTGTTTCGCAGGCAATCGAAACGGGGCAGAAAGCAGGGACGCTGGTTGCGGAAAATGTTGTCAAAATGTATTCCCGGCGATTCGCATCTCAGACGGGTAATTATGCATGGTTTTACAATCAGGCTCTTGAACCTCAGTTGTTTACCATGTCTCTGTCGGTTGGATTGGGCGGGATTCCGGTCTATATGCCTCCCGGTGGTTTGAGCGATGCGCCTTATGGCCGGATTCTTGGTCTCCCTGCAATTGCTATTGAGCAGGCTGCGGCTCCTGGAACTGTTGGAGATATTATGCTTGCCAACTTCAATCGTGGGTACGTATTGGCCGAAAAGGGCGGAATCAAGAGCGACATGAGCATTCATGTCCGGTTCATCTACGATGAGTCGGTGTTCCGGTTTGTTCTTCGGATCGATGGTCAGCCGGTTCGTGCAACCGCGCTTACTCCCTACAAGGGTGGAGCAACGGCAACTCAGTCTCACTTTATCGCTCTTGCGGCCCGTGCCTAATCACTAACCCTTAACTCCGGGGACTAATCCTCCCCGGACTATTTAAAAAGGAGAAACTACGATGAAATTCACTCCCGAAAATTTTCAGATTGTCGAGGGGCATGAGCCGGTAGCGTCAAATGCTCTTGCTGATACGTCTCGTGCAATTTGCCTCAAGGGTGCCAATGGTTGTCTGATTCTTATTCATGAGGACTTCGCGGTTGATGCGAATCAGCTTGTCCTGACTGTTCATGAAGGCGCAACCAAGGCCGAGGCTGAAGCTGGAACCTATCCCATTACGACCGGCGCGGAATTCCCGATTTGGGTCAACCTGACCTGCGAAACCGATGATACATGGACGCGGCAGACGGATGCGCTCACTTACACCATCAACGGCGTAGCTGGTAACAATGCGATGGTTGCGTTTTATATTCCCGCATCCATTCTTACCCCTGGCCGCGATTGGATTCAGCTTGGTGCGTCTGCCGGTGATGCCGGTAATATTGTCGATGTCGTTTATGTTCTTGATGGAGTTCGTTATAAACAGGCTAATCCTCCTACGGCAACTGCCTAATTAATTTTAACTGGATAGGGTGGGGTGAAATATCCCCACTTTATTCATAATCAAAGGAGGCAATAATGCTTAACGAGGAAAAAAGATGGATAATCGAAACCATTAAGACGGAAGTAGCAGAGGCTATTAAGAATATTAACATTCCTACACCTATAATCCCTAAGCCGGTTGATGTAGATGAGATTGTAAAATTGGTTTTGGATAAAATTTCCAAGTCTTCCGAGACGGCTTCTACCAAAGCCAAAGTAGGTAAGTAAGTTTCTAAAAAGGTAAAGAGGTATAAACAATTTAACCGGGTGAGGTCCGAACAGGGTCAACCCAAGGAGGCTTAACATGAATTATTCACCAAGCACAATCGCAAGAGTTGCGGACATCAATTACGGTCTTAGGGTTGACACGGGATCGGTTCTTGGTCCTGCATTATCAACAGCCAATCCGACACTATTAACATTGTTTAACGTGGTCGGCGGCAGAGTTCTTGTTCGTCAAATAATCGCAGAAGCCACCGAGACTTTTGTGGGAGCTGGTTGTCTGATTAAACTTGCCTTTACGCCTACGGGTGGAGTGCAAGTTGACCTTACGGCAGTATCGCTTGATGCCGGGTCGGGTGCATGGGCCGCAGGAGTACGCCTTATTCTCGGAGCCGCAATCGGTGGAACTACCACTTTTAGTGACGTTGGTGTATCTGTAGCGAAGGCCGTTGATCCCTATGTCCTTGGGCAGGTCGGGGTTGGTGGAGCCATATTGTCACATGCTACGACAGCGGCATTCACCGATGGAACGGCAGTATTCTCTCTGTGGTACGTTCCGCTTGATGACGGCGCGTATATTGAAGCAGCGGTATAAGGGGGTGACGCTATGACCGTGTGCCCGCAAAATAGACACTTTATCATTTATAAGATCACAAACCAAGTGAATGGAAAAGTGTATATCGGGCAGACCGTGAAGACCCTTAAGCGGAGGAAAGAAGGGCATATCCGCGATGCGATGCTCGGCAGCGGGTGTGCCATCCACCGCGCTATCCGAAAATACGGGATAGAGAATTTCCGATTTGAGACACTTTTCCATTGCCTATCAAAAGAAGAGACGGATCAGAGGGAAGTCGAGACAATTAAGGCAATGTGCGCCAAGTGTCCGGCGGGGTATAACTTAACAGACGGCGGGAAGGGCGCAAGCGGGCATATAGTTTCCGACGAAACACGGGAGAAGATGCGTATCGTTATGACGGGGCAGAGGTTTCCAGCAGAACGGCGAGCGAAGGCCGGTAAAGCACATATCGGATTGAAACATTCGGATGAAACCAAAGCGAAAATGAGTAAAGCCCACATGGGCAATAAATATTGTTTAGGGAAAAAAGCGACAGCGGAAACTCGCGTTAAATTGAGTTTAGCGAAAAAAGGCAAACGGCCTAACAATGCTGATTCTCCCAAAACTGAAAAATGGTATGCGGCTATGAGTTCGCCGGAGCAAAAAGAAAAAATAAAAGCATCATGGATAACTCGAAGGCAACAAATTGTTATGCAGCCAATGGATATAGAAAAACAAAATTTACTTCGCTCGTTGGTAGCTGGCGAGATTGTAAATCGAGTTGTTGCAACAGCCTTACAAATATCCATTCGCCAGGTGCAACGAATAAAGAAAAATCGTGTGCTTAAATGGAGGATCGAAAAATGAGTGTTTGTTTAGAAACAGTCATACAACGGTGGAATGGACAAGATGGCGAGCAAGTATCTATAACCGACGCAAAGGAGGGATCTACTTTCCATGCGGTTGACACTGGTAAAAAATATGTTTACCACAACGATGGATGGGCAGAAGATTTGCGCGACATTTACGTTGCGGAACACGTTTAAAAATAACTAACATTAACCTTTTAAGGAGGATTTAATTATGTACGGAAAAACAGAAGCAGGAGTTGGATTGCCTGTGCTGGTAGATTCCAGCGGAAAATTGATCACGAAACCCGGTGGCGGAAAATATGCCGATGCGGCCATTAATGGTCGGTTATTTTCAGCAGCCAATCAGACACCGGTAAATACATCCACAACTCTTAATACAATCTTTACTGGCCTTGCGCTGGCTAATCCTACGGGTAGCGGGAAACTCCTTGTTGTTCATGAGTTTGGGTGGGCACTTGATCAGGCGGCGGCAGGTGATTCGGTTTTGGCCCTCGGCATAACGACTTATAGTGCCAACTACGCCGCAGCCATTACTCCCCGTTGTGCCAGATATGCTTATGCGACATCTGTTGCTATTGTTGATGATGGTGCAACAATCGTGGCTCCGGTATTGGTAAAAATAATCGGCAGCATTGGTACAAACGCGACTACAGCCCTCACCAATCCAGGATTGATCGATATTGGCGGGAGTATTGTTTTGTCTCCTGGTTATGTTCTTGTCACGGATACTACATTAGCAACTGGTGCAACATCGATTCAGTTCCATTTTCTTTGGGAAGAAATTGATGCTTAACCAATAAATAAAATGGAGGGCGCAATCCCGACCCTCCACTTTTTCTCCACTTGATAATAAGTTGTGAAGGAGGCAATATGGCTAACGGTGACAATTACAAGACCCCAACATGGCAATGGATAGCGGTTTCTGCTGTAGGACTTATTATCTCTCTTTCATTATTATCGCTTGCTGAAACACGTGGTGATATTCGAGATGTGCGGAAAGCGAATACGGAAGTTTGTGATCGCGTCACAATTCTCGAAACTGCCAATAAACTCCAGTTTGAACAAATCGCGGCATGGCGTAAGGAAATTAAAGATGGAATGCGAGAGATAAGTGACAAATTGGATGCTAATGAGAGAAGTATTAAAAGGGTAAAAATAGGAGATGCCAGTAAGTGAAATATTTTAAGCCGGAAGAACTTGTTGGTAAGAAAACATTCGAGACAATGGGTGAAAATTCCCTATCTCTTTTCAGTCCCCAAGCCTTAATCGCTCTTGATAATCTCCGGGAATATTTTAATTGTCCCATAACCGTTAATAACTGGCATAAAGGTGGCATGTTTCAGTGGCGCGGTTATCGGACTCCAGAGAAAGCAAAGGAATTAGGGTCGCCAAATAGTCAACATGCAAAGGGTAATGCATTCGATTGCACAATCAACGGTTACTCAGCACGAGAAGTAAGGGCGGAAATCATCGCTCACCAGGATCATGAATTATTAAAATTAATAACCAGGATGGAAGCAAACACAAGTTGGTTACATTTCGATCTTATGGAATTACCGAAAAATAAACAACGGATTTATTTATTTCGTGCTTGAGGTGCAATAATGTGGCCGTTTTGCCAGATATTCGGATGTCCATTTAAGGACGATAATCAGATTAAAGAAGACCAGCAAAAGGCTAAAATGCGGGAAGAGCTTGATTGGTGGCGTGAGAATGGTGCTGAAGAAGGCATAAGTTATGGTGGATCTGTTTATGTCGAAGGTCAAAGGAAAAGTTAAGAATATTTATTGGTGGCTAATTGTAACTGGCCTAATGTTTTTTGTGCGAGTAAAATGTTCCATTGCCGGTGCAATTGTTGGCTGGAAGATGTGGGATGAAGAAATGGCGCGGCAAGCAAAATTGGTTGAATTAATTAATAAATAAAAAAGGAGGACTTATGAAAAAGATATTTTTAACCATTTTATGTTTGGTGATGTTGATTGGTTGTACTGGATTGAATACCAATACGGCGATTAACGCTGCTACAGATACGGCATTTGTGTTAGTTTTGCAAAATAATCCAGACTATAAACCGGCAGTAGTTACAGCGTTGACGGGAATTAAAACATTCTTGTCTGGTAAGGTTACCTACGACCAACTTATAACAGAAATCACAAAACAGTTACCCGGTAAATATGCAGTTATCGCCACGATGTTAACAGCTTATATTTCCGCAGACCAACCTGTTTCCACAACTTATTTATCAATGTTGGACTCGTATAAAGCAGGAGTTATTAAGAAAATTGACAGGTTTATTTTATTAGCCGGAATCGCATAAAAGTAATGAGGCGTAGAATATGATTGAACGAGATAAATGTCTTTATTTTAAAGAAGGCTACAAATATTGGGTAAATCGTCCGTATCATATTAAAATAGAAATACATCCCAAGCGAAATATATGTTTATCATTTAAAACATCTGATATTTATGGCAATCAGGTTGAAATTCCACTCGTTACCTTAGACACCAAAGGCAATCTTATTGTCTACACAGCTTATGTTTGGGATGGCGCAAGTGGCCCTACATGGGACACTCTTAATTCCATGATCGGTAGTTTGATTCATGACGTTATTTATCAACTGATACGGCTAGGGTTAATCGATGATTCATATAAAACATATGCGGATCAACTTCTGCATGATCTTTGCACCGCTGACGGAATGTGGGAGTTCAGGGCTGATTACTGGCAATGGGCTGTTAAAGAGTTCGGCACCGGTTCTTGTAGGCCGAGTGCAGAACACCAAGAAATGATTGCTCCCTGAAAAATTTAAAAATAATTAATTGATTATTTAAATATCTTATGGTTTAAAATATTACATGAAAACAGGAATATTAAGGAATTGGGAAGAAGCTGCAAGAGTTAAGAGGCAGAAGCGGCGACCAAAGAAATCAAAAAAGAAGGGTCGGAAATGAATAAAAAATGTCCATGTTGCAATGAAATCAAGGGATTGTCAGAATTTTATAAAAATAAAAAAAGCAACCTCGGGGTTACTTCGCATTGTAAAAAATGTCTTTGCGAACGAAGCAAAAAATATGCTAATGATCACCAGGAACAAAAAAGGAAAAGTGATAAAGAGTGGCGAATCATCAATAGAGAGCATAAGGCTAGGGTAGAACGAGAACGATATCATAAAAATCCAGAAAAACAGATTCAAAATGCAAAAAAATGGAAAGCAAGTAATCCTGAAAAAACAAAAGAAATTGGCAGAAAAAAGATGGCAAAATATCTTGCAACTGAAAAAGGAAAATTGAGTAATTATGTTGCTGCTATAATAAGGCAAGCCGTTCATGGCGGAAAGGCTAACCGGAATTGGAATTCTTTGGTAGATTTTACGGTTGATCAGTTAAGGATTCATCTTGAAAAATTATTTCAGTCGGGATGGACATGGGAAAATTATGGAACAGCGTGGGAAATTGATCATAAAATGCCTATTTCAATTTTTAATTATAAGACTCCGGATGATTTAGATTTTCGGCTTTGCTGGTCATTGAAAAATTTACAACCGTTAAGTGTGGCTGATAATAGAAAAAAGCAAAATAAATTAATGGCCTTATAATTAGGGGATTAAAATGCGAGTTATTTTAGTTACACCGCCGACTGCTGAACCTGTAGATCTCCCCTCGTTCAAACTCCAGATTAGGCAGGATAGCTCAAGTTTCGACGATGGTCTCGGTTTAACCCAATCCCTCTCCTTCGCATCTCATGTGATTACGACCGATTATTATCATTATGGTGCCGGGATTGATGTAATTGGCAAATTAGCTGAAGTTATTGTTTCTCATGGTGCAAATGGTGCGACCGGAACTGTTGATACAATCATCCAAGAAAGCGATACCAACACCGAAACAATAACCCTAGATGTCGCGCCTGCTGCTGATTGGGAAGCCGATGATATTATTACCGGCCAGAGTAGCGGTAAAACTTGTGTTGTTGTGGCAAAATTAACTGCATTGACCTATACCGTAAAAGATCGGACTGGAATATTTACACTTGGCGAAGTTGTCGGAGTTACTGGAACAGCGAATAAATTAGCAGATCAGGGGGTAGCCAAGCCTACATTTTCCGGTTCTGGATATACTGAATGGAAGATTAGCGGGGTAGCTCAGCCGTTTACGCAGGTAACAACTCTCAACGATAACGCTGATTATAAAAAACAATATACCGGCACCAAGCAATATATCCGCACCGCATCGAAAGTACTCCTAGCTGCCTGTGAGTTTGGTACATCGATCCTCACAAATGCCGCCACAACCGCTGAGGATGCCCTGCTGACATCGATCATTCAATCAGCTAGGGAAGTAGTTGAGGATGAAACGCGTCGCGCCCTGATGACTAGTACGTTCGATTTATACCTCGATAGATTCCCGACTAAGAATTATATCACCATCCCGTTTGGTAATCTGCAATCCGTAACTCATATCAAATATACTGATTCGACTGGTACTGAAACTACGATGGCTGTCACTACTGACTATACTGTTGAAACCAACGGGGAGAAGTGTGGGAGGGTAGTTTTGCCGTATAACGGAACTTGGCCGACTGCTACCCTTAAGCCTTCCAATCCGATTGTGGTGAGATTTGTCTGCGGATGGGCGGCGGCTAATTTAATTCCAGCAAAAATTAAGCAAGCTATACTCATGATCGCACACGATCTCTGGAGTAACCGTTCAGCCCAAGATTTAATTATGACCAACTCTCAGGCTTATGTGATTAATACTACTGTTCAGAAGTTACTTTGGAATGCGAAATTGTGGGAGGAGTTGTAGGATGCCTCGTACTGGTGAAATGGACCGCCAAATTGTATTGCAGTATAAAACAAAAGTTTCGGATGGAATGGGAAATTTTACCGAAACCTACCATGACGCTGCAACCGTGTGGGCGAAAATGCGTACCCTGAAATCCGATGAAGCAATCCAGGCCATGTCCACAACCGGCACAGCAATTCACAATATAACAATCCGATATAGAACGGATGTTCGGGCGAATTGGCGTATTCGTTATGGGAGTCGCTATTTTGCAATCATCGGTCCTCCAATCGATGTGAATTTCAAGCATGAGTTTCTAGAATTGAAATGTAAGGAGTCGGCGGGATGAAAAATACTCCATGTCCATGCGGCAAAGAATCATATAAAATCCATCATTATCCGGATGGCAGCATAACTTATGTTCATTATGATCCTATTACCGATAAAGTAAGTTTATGTATTGTTAAAGATGGGAAAATAAAATCGCAGCAAGGATCGGATAAATAAGAATAAATAGATAGGCAGGCAGGCCAATAAATAGAAAGAAAGGGAGGAAGAAAGATGATTTATGTAAAGTTTAATTTTAAAGCGACGTGGTTTTACTATGGGCCTTGGAAAGATATAGCAGTTCATTACAATTGTCCAAGGAGAGATCGAGATAATGCAACTCCGGTGTTTAAGATTGGATTTACTAATGAAAATACCGAAATTTGCGTAGATGAAATTTTTGCGCAGGACACGCCAATAGAAAATGGCTCTATTCACTCAGGATATACTATAATTACAGGATACGATGAAAATGGTAAATGGTGTGCCATAGCATTAAGTGGGTGTCAGGCATATCTTCTCACACGAGAAGGAAAGACATTAGATAGAATTTAATAAGGTACTGCCTGCCTATTGTATAAAAGGATCGAATAAATGAAAGCCCTCAGCACAGCAATTTACGGTAAATTATCTGGCTCAGCACTAAACGATGATATCAGTGGTCGCTTATATAAACAGCAGCCTCCTGATGATGTTGAACTCCCCTATGCTTTATTCTCATTAGTTGCCGATACTCCAGATAATGTATTTGTTAAGAAAGGTGAAACTGTTCTTATCCAATTCGATTTATTTTCCTCCGCATCCGGATCAACCGAAATCGAGGATATGTATGCTCATCTTAAAACCCTATATGACGATTGTTCGTTATCTCCAACTGGCGAGACTGTATTTTGGTTCAACCGGCAGAATGCGATGTTAACGGTTGACGATACGGTAACCGATATGGGAACGCAACATATTTGGCATTACGCAGTAGATTATGAAGTTACAATCCAATACACATAACAAAGAAAGGAATTATTATGGATCAAATTATCAAAAAACTAGACGATATTACCCGTAGAAAATGGATCGCTTATCGATGGATCGAAATCCCCCCTACAATGGGTGATGATGGTAAAAGGGAATTTATCCAAAAAGGCAAGCGCACTCCCGACGAAGCATATCAGGCAATGGAGGAATGGGATGTGACGGCATTAGAAAGAGGAGTTGAATCTAATGAAGAATAAAAACATCATAGTAGTTCAACAGTTAATTCGCACTCTCGATATTTCCAGCCTCAAGAATCCAATCGTAGTTGCCAACCTAGTCCGTGCGTTTGGCATTGTCCAATGGGGGCAGGAGGTATTTGGCAAAGATGAACTATTCAAGAACCCATCCGAGCATATGGCGGGGATCTATCAAACTCCAGACCAGATCGCCAAAGCATTAGTCTACTTATCCGATTTTCCAATTAACACCTATCTTGAAATCGGCATATTCCAAGGTGGCAATTTCTTCTTTGTGTCTGAGTACCTTCATCGATTCAACCCTTATATCCGTTGCATCGGAATCGACCCAACCAGTTTCCTTAACGATGAAATCCAATCTATTGTAGACCGTGAAACATTCATGGCTACCAAGAAAATCTCCAGCGATTCTATTCCCGGCCAAGAATTCGATTTAGTGTTCATCGACGGGATGCACACAACCGAATGGATTACTAAGGATTGGGAGAATGTAGGTAAGTTCGCAAAAATTTGTATGATACATGACATTCAAGAACCTACCTGCCCGGACATTGTGGAGTTTTGGGGGAAGCTAAAGAAATCAACAAAGAAACAGACGTTGGAGTTTCTGGATTGCACAAATAATCCGACAATGGGAATCGGAATTATTCATAACCAAAAACTAGGCAGCACAGAGAAAGGGGAAGCAAAGCAATGATCCACCTGATAATGCCATTTTCCCGGCCCGAGAACAAAGATAAGCTTGTCGAAGCATATCAATCGATGAACATCATCCTGCATCCAATCATGTTTGAGGATGAGTTAATAATATTCCCTGATAAAGATTGGATCGTTCCGTTTATTATTGCCGAGAGATCAGGCGATTGCAAAGTAATGATGCCGGGAACATATAAGCGTAACAAATTTATCAAGCTGCATCCGATTATTGATAATGATTACTACGTCACTGCTGATGATGATGATTTCTACGAACCAAATGTTTTCTCCGAAGTCTCCAAAATGTCCGATGATATAGTAATTATTTCCATGAAACGTGGCCATCATACTCCCAAAGGTGTATCGATTCTTCGTGACTATCCAACCGATACTTTATTCGCCCATCCTAACAATGTTCAGTTAGGTCATATTTCTGCACAGCAATCATTCGTAAAGGGCAAGATATTCAAGCAGCATTTCCACAACGAACAATTCCACTGCTGGGACGGGGAATTAGCTGTAGCGCACAAAGAACGTGGAGAACAAATATCATATCGTCCCGATCTTTATGCTTTATTCAACTATTTTGAGCCTGGTCGGTGGGAAGATCGAGAAAAAATCGTGTTTGGTTGCATGGTAAACGATCCATTGCGCCTATCTCAAGTTCTCCAGCGATCCCAATTGGCGGGTGAAAAATTAATGTATCTCCAAAATCCTGAGTCTGCTACGAAAGGATTGAACATCCTCCTTGACAGGGCAGATGGAGAGAGTGCTGATATTTGCATTCTTGTTCATCAAGACATGTATTTTACTTATGAATGGTTGGATCAAGTACGGTCACAATTAAAACTTCTCCCGGAAAATTGGATCATTGCCGGCCCAATAGGAAAAGACCATACAGGATTAATTGCAGGAAAGTTTCACGATATGAGGATTCCCGATTGGTTTGATACTTCCGATATCCATACTTTTCCATGTGAAGTTTGCTGTTTTGATGAAGCAGTGTTAATAATTAACATGAAGAGTGGATTCAGGTTTGATGAGACGCTTGATTCGTTCGATTTATATGGGACTCTCTGCGTTCTTCAGGCATGGGAAATGGGAGGTAAATGTTTCGTAATCGATGCCCCATGTTTCCACTACTGCATGAGGCCGTTCACTTGGAAACCGGATCAAAAGTTTATTGATAATTACAAATGGCTTTTTGATAAGTTCTCTGCAAAATGGAAACTAGACTCTACGGCATTAGGGCTATCCCCTGATGCAGAAGAAAAAATTAAACAGATGAAGCAGTTCATGACATCTGCTGCTCCCATAGAGGAAAATGAATAATGGGCGTTAAGGGCAGCATACCTTGGAACATTGGGATATCCCCTAGTGCGGAAACTCGCTATAAGATTGGATCTGCTAATCGTGGAAAGAAATTATCGCCAGAGATTTGCAAGAAAATGAGCGAGTCGAAGAAGGGGCAAAATACATGGAGTAAGGGAAGAAAAGCATCAGAAGAAACTCGCGCAAAAATGAGAGAGGCCAGAAAAGGTAGAATTTTCTCTGAAGAAACGAGGGCAAAATTGAGAGAGGCCGGGAAGAAAAGGCCGGGGATTGTTCATACTGCTGAAACAAAAGAAAAGATGCGTATTGCTCATACAGGGAAAAGGCTGACTCCAGAGACATGTGCAAAGATAAGCGAAATTCATAAAGGGATGAAATATTCAGAATCAACAAAAGAAAAGTTACGGAAAAGATGGGAGAATTATTCGCCAAAAAAGAAAGCAGAAATCATAAAACAAATGTTAAAAATATCAATCCCTAATAAAATGGAATTGTCCTTAGCGGACTTGCTTGAATCGATGTACCCTGGGGAGTGGAAATTTGTGGGAGATGGAAAAATAATTATTGCCGGTAAATGTCCAGATTTTATTAATATAAATGGACAGAAGAAAATCATTGAATTATACGGGGAGCGTTGGCATCAAGGCCATGATCCGAAAGATCGAGAAGCCGTGTTTGCTCCTTATGGTTATAAGACACTTGTTGTATGGGGAAAAGAATTGAAATATTTAAAGAGTTTAGTAAGAAAAATAGAAACATTTTATCGGCTCTAAAATAAAAGGATATTTATGCTAAACGACGATAATAGAAAAATTTGCCAAGCAATTATTCGTGGCCTGAAAATGATTGTAAAACTGCTTGAAGATTTATTAAAAGAGTAGTAATGTAATCCCAAATAGCTATCAGTTTATCTCTCGCAAGACACATAGGCTGATTAGTCAACCACGCATATAGCCTCGTTGAAATTATTAACTAATTTCTTCGGGGCTTTTTTATTGTTCCGAATTAACAAAGGAGGACAAAATAATGGCTAAACTTTCGGGAGTTAATGGTAAGGTCATGTATGGGTCGGTAACTATCGCCGAACAGGTGTCTTGGTCGATGTCGGGATTATCAACCCCCGTCACATCTGCGCCTACTGCATTCGGTGATACCGGCGTAAAAGTTTATGAAGTAGCTGAGTTATCAGAAGGCGGGACTATCGAATTTAACGGTAATTATGATCCTTCAGATTCGACAGGCCAGCTTGCGATGGCAACGGTTTGTGCAGCCGGAACACATCTTACCGATCTTTACCTTTATGCTAATACTTCAACATTCTGGAAAGTCGGTGCTGGCGGATATATTATCGTAACCAAAGCCAATGCAGTTACTATGCCACGTAATAACTTCGGTACGATTAGCTTCAGCGGCC